CGGTAGCCGTTTGTCCACGAAGTGAAGATGGTGCCTGGAGTGGTGGGTTGACCATCTTATCGATACCCTGGGCCTTTCTTTTCTGTTCAATCTGTAATGCTTTAACATCACCAAGTACATCCATCGCCGGAGATCGTCCATAGATGTCTACTCCGGTAACGTGCCATCTCGGTGCCAACACTGGAAACTCTTCATAACCACTCGATGAAAGTTTGCGTTCGTTCTTCGATGCCTTCTCCAGGTAACATGAATGGTAAGGCATATTGAGATTGTCCTTCATGTTGTACTGCCTGGCTGAATTCGGTTCGATGACGTGCATGATCTCTACCCACTTATCGAGTTGTCCAGTCTTGTACAACGACTGCACTGGGTCGGAACAATTCTCATAACCGAACTGTTCTACAACTTGTGCTACAGTTAGTTGGAATTCCCGATAAAAGGTATCAACACTAAGTCTTGAGGATAGTGCTAGACCATATTCACCTACTGTAAACGGATAACAACGAATGACATCATCATGATCTTCATTGATAAGCATTGCCCCGGTACCGAATACCGCCAATTCTTCATAGGTTGTCTGGAGAGAGTTATACAGATTTGAACGCGAGAATATATCACGCATCTTCTTTTCTACCCCAAACAGCCACTGCTTGACCTCACTCTGTTCCATTAGTGCTGACTCAGGAGTTGCTAGTCTGAACCAAGGACGAGCAGGCGAAGTAATGCCACTCATCATTCCAGCACTTAGAGTTCTTACTGCCATAGTGCCGGTGGAGTCGATTATCTTGGCGTTCTTCTTTGAACCATCATTACGTTTAGAGGTCAGGAATCTTCCTCTCCTGGGAAGGATATACTCACTCAGTTCTTGCCAATGACCAAAGAAGGTAGAACGCTCATCCTTGATGTCTGTCCATCTTCTGAAGTAATCCATATTCTTTGTACTTTGTGCCACTTTATGCTCCTAATATGGTTTTGTATTTACTCTTGAATGTGTCTTGCCAGTTACTCTTGGCGGACATAATGGTAGGTTTGGATTCGGTTTTAGTTGTTTTAGCGGATGCACCATAACTATCCGCTCTCCTGATGGTATTCCGAGCCGCCGTCTGTTTAGTTTGTACAGCTGCTCGTTGACCTTGAGGTGTTGCTGTATCACTCTGGGGATTGCCAGCATTTATCTGATTCGATGGAGTTGTCTTAACAGGTGGTTTATACCCACCTGCAGCCTTGTCAGCCGAGGATTGAGGCCCCATACTTGGGCCAGTCCTACCAGTTAAAAAATTAAAACACATACTATGCTCCCAATAAAGTTTTCTTCGCTATATCAGCCTCTGCCAATACACCTCTAGGGCCTGTAAGTATTGTTGACTTACGTCCCTGCATGAGAGCCAAAGTTTGTTTCTCTGCTTTTCTTGCCGCTTTCGTTGCTGGACTCACTGACTTACCAGCGACCGTAGTTACTACCGGACTGGGTGGAGGAGGTGGAACGGCGACCGGAGCAGGTGGTGGTGGTGGCGGTGGTGGTGCTGATTTTTTTCTTCCAAAACACATATTTTATCTCCTAATTAAATGGATCATAGTCAGCCATCACAGCCTCTTCTTTATAGCCAAAGTGTCCTATCTTCTTGGCTGCTACCGGGTAGGCAAAGGTCAAAGCCAGTGCATCTCCCAAATCTGGTGAACGTCCACCACGCTTCTTGATGTCATCCTTGGACTCAAGTTGCATTCTGTTGGCGGAATCGAACTTATAAGTTGGTACACATAAATCTGTTTTCAGGGCGGTATGGTTAGGTAGACATCCTCCATCATCGAGCCAGACCTTGATGTTGTCCCACATCTCAGCCCTCTTGTTGTGATACATCGGATTGAGTGCCTTACCACCAAAGTTGACCTCGGTAACGTTATATCCAAGTTGACGAAGTCTATCGATTACACCCTCACCTCTTCCGGCATCGATGAATACCGCGTCTGGGTTCCATTCATTAACGGTCTGAGCTACCATCCCTGCCAGGGTCATATTGTCTATCGAGTCATACACTTGTGGTTCCAGTGCAGCCAGTCCTTGTCTCTTCTGGATTACACTCCTATCATCACCAAAACGAGCGACATCCACTCCAAGTACTCTGGCACTACCCATAATCTCACCATCGGTTCTTTTCATGGCAGCAGCATCGGTTACCTTATCAATCGTAATCAGGGCGTTATCCATTGAGGCACTGAAGTCACATAGGAACTCCCTACGGTATTGTGAGTCGGTCATCGTTGCCCTGGCTAAAGACACCTCCTTCTCTTCCAGAATATCGGTCTCATCAACTCGATACATTCCGGCGTACCAGTTTTTGTCGTTCTGGGCGTGCTGGAATAGGTCATAGAACTGATTAAGTCCTTTCGGGGTACCAATGAATAGGCACCAACCTTTATGCTTTCTATCGGTCAATGCCGGACGAATGATCTCCGGCCAGGTCTCTGGTCTGAAGTCAGCTATTTCGTCGCACACGATTCCATCAAAGAATAGTCCACGCATACTTTCACCATTATCACTACCGTAGAGTCTTATTCTTGATCCATCGGCAAAGTCTATCGCTGATTCTGATTCATTAGCCTTGGTGCCTTGAATAGGTAGAGCGAATCTTTTAAGGTAGTCCCAGGCAACCTGTTTGGCTTGTTTCTGATAAGGTGCTACATAACCGAACCTGCGATTCTTTTTCTTTGATCTAACTGCAGCATCGATTAAAGCATTGATAGCGAGATAAGTTTTACCGAACCTACGATGACACACAAGAACTGAAAACCTTTTAAGATTATCGTGAATCTCTCTTTGGTATTTGTGGGGGTGATAACCCATTTGTTGTTTAACTATCATCATCATCTAACCATGCATCATCTTCACCCTCTCCCGGTGATCTTGAAATACCAGTATCAACCATCACTGTTATATTGCCTTCATTCTTAACTTCTTGTTTATCAGCCCACTTGAATCTATTCTTCATATTCATGTACCAACCGGTGTAGTTAAACTCTCTATCTCTTAGACTAGTTCTTCCTTCTTTTTCCCACCAGGCTTGTGATAATCTAACTCCCCTTTTTATGGTGTCACTAAATTCCTTGTTCTCATCCTTCCATCTATAGAAAGTCTCTCTCGATATATCAAGATTGCCACACACTTCTTCTTGACTAGCACCTTCCTTCATAAGTTCCAGGACAGTCTCACACATTTCCTTCTTATACTTGGTCGGGCGTCCTACTTTCTTTGCCATAATTATTCTTATTTCATAGTCTTGGACTATACATCGCAATCTGCAAGTTACCTTTTGTTTTAGTTATGCTGCGACCTTTCTTCGCATTAGTTCTACCTTTAGAGCATCAAAGAAAACCATTATGGTCTCGACATTCCAGCCATTTCCAATCATGCGAAAACGTTGGCAGTTTGATTCTCCCGCCGTATAGTTATCAGGTAGTGTCTGTAACCTTTCCGCTTCGATGCAACTGAGTTGTCTGTATTTATATGTTTTTTTCTCTACAACCAGGGAATCCGTTGGAACTGAAGTCATACAGTTTGCTTTACCGTCTGAACGTACTTCCATACGCTGGATATAAGGTATATTAGGTTTTTTATCGTTTCTTTTTCCTGTCTCTGGATCAATCTTACGGCCTCTTAAAGCACCACTTACCATCTTATCTTCCATTTAATCTCCTTGGTTAACTTCAACTTTAAAATGACCACCATTAGTACCAAGGGTGCCAAACTTATTGTCCCGGTAGAAGTAACGGTCTTGTTGTGATTTAAAACCTTTCCCACTCTTATCGAACTGAACGTAGTTCTTTGTTTCAATTGGATTGTATTCGGCAACGTCCTTGGTTTCAGGCACATCTTCCGAGGCATCTTGTAATACATCTTCTAAGAGTATGCCACGGTCTTCCGGGATAACGAATCCGGGAATATCAGTCCAGTAGTTTCTGATTCTTCGTTGGGCACTTACTAAGGCAGAGTCCCAGAGTACAGGTTCGACTTTATAACCCCTTACCTCCGAGATCATATCCGTGATTATGTCCCGGTAGGCTGGTTTCATTTTGACGTTCTCCAAAAATACGAACTCGGGTTTTGTCTCATCGAGGATACGGATGAACTCAAAGAAGAGTTTGGACTCTGGATGGTCGAATGCTAACTTATGTTTATTCCCTTTAGCTGTATTAGATTGACTGAATCCCTGGCATGGTGAACCACCCATAAGTAATGAAATCGGTTGCGGCAGGAATTCTGATTTAAGTTGTGTTATGTCACCGAGTTGGATGGTTTGGGGATGGTTACGCATCGCCACCCTCATAGCTGGTTTATCTATCTCACTCGCCAGGTAGACTCGATATGTTAGACCAGACCTCTTGAGAGCCTCTTGACCCATACCGGCGCCATCGAACAAACTTAAAACTACATCCAAGTCAAACATATTCAATTAAACCATTGATTCATGTGGACAACATAGGGAATATAACCAAGTACGAATCCCCATATCAACCCACTCCAGAACTTATTTCTTTTTCCTTTAAAATATTCTATTGGAACATCTGCTCTTAACTTTTTCATAACTACTCCTTAAAAGGTGACATTGGTGGTTTGGGTGGTAGTCTTGGTTCACCTGTAGCAACACCACCATCAACACTAACTAAATCATCTCCCAATTCTTTCTTGTAAACCTTTTCCATAAATTCTTCATTTTCTTCATCGTCAAACATTCTTTTATATTCGGAGTCTTTTTTAAAATTAACACTCACACCTTCCACCCATCACATGAGTTGATAAATACTGCGTCTGTTGTACAAGTCAGTTGTTCTTCATTACAACCAGCGATACAGATTACAAACAATATTGCGATCAATACTTTCATTCAAATACTTTGTTCACTCCCATGCCGACTCCG